CATAAAATCCTTTCACTGTTGATTCTTACTTGGCTTACCCCCGGGTACCAGCCGGGTTTTGACTTGCGTCTAAGACAGTGCCGCACCTCGTGGATTTCTACTGATGAGCCACGGCCTCAACCGGGCAATTACCCCCGGTTTCCATTCAGCAACCACAATATCCTGGCCAGGCCCGACGCTATGCACTAGTATTTTAGTTTATTTTTAGATCTGAGTCAAATTATTCTTCTTCGAAATCCACAGCATTGCCATCTTCGTCGGCGCAGATGATTTTAACTCGGTTGCCGTTGTTGTCCTCGATCAGGATCGGACCCCAAACCCAGGCTTCAGTTTCGTCCAAGGTCCAGCCTTCCATTTCCTCCAAGGCTTCGTAGGCGCCGTGCTCTTCGATGAGATCCTGCAAGCGTTCAAGCTCTTCTTCGTCCATGTCCTCGGGCCAGTCGTAATCTTCCCAACAGCCGTCGGTCATGGAATCTAGTTCAACGCTTTCGATGTTGTTGCCGTAGGCATCGTACATGTTGATGCTGTCATGCTTGCCATCACCGCCGGGAACAAAATCAAACTCAAATTCTGGCGGGTCGTCGTCAGAAGTTTCTACAAAGAATCCTGCCCAACGCCAGCCTGTCTTGCGTCGAATAGTCATGCCGTCCTTGACATAGAGCTCGTGCTCTTCGCAGGACTTTTTGTAATAGGTTGATACACGCCAATTAGCCATTTTGTTTTTCCTTTGTGAGTTTGCACACCAACTGAAACTGCTCATAGGCATCACGAACTGCCGGGTGTTGCATTAGTTTGTCTGCTTCGGCCTGCATGGCCTGAACGCCTGCTTCGGCAAGATCGTGGGTGCTGCTGAACGTTAGGCTAAACAGTTCGTCCCCAAATGCTGCCTTCATTTCTTCCCACGCTGCCCTTTGCCTTGGAGTAATAGGGCGCTCTTTGGGTTTGGCTTCACTTGCTTGGTATATAGCTCGACAAACTGCATCTTCAGCAACACGACCAGCGGCAATCATGGCCGCATAGTTAGGATCAATGTTGTAACGTGTTGATTGTCCACCGGGGTAGCTTATAACAATGTGAGTGCCCTTGGGAAAACTACTCATAAGGTCTTGGTCGTACTCGCTCACGGGTATGTACCGACGGCCTTGTTTGATGTAGTAAGTTTTTTTCATTTTGATTCTAGCAAAAACTTTGTAAACAACGGAGCCAGCTCATGATTGTAGGGATCACGAACGCCCCAAGCAATGTATCCCCAACGTTGATCGTGTCCAATTCGGTTTTGGCCTTTGACTGCTTTGTTACCATTGATACTTTCTAGCACAATGCCATCGGGCAGTTGCCGGAATTCCGACATGGTAAACAACCACAGATCCGAATCTTCGTCCCAACGTTTCATGTTACAACCAACTATGGCAAGACCATGTATTCAAGTACCGCACACTTGCGCCTTTGTGTGCGCCAAAGTGTGCCCGGTAGAAATTGTCGTATGCTCGCTGCCAACGTTTGGTCACACGCTCAGGCGCATGGCAAGCGAGATAGTGCAGTCGCTGAAATTGTCGAGCGATAGTTTTCTTGTTCAGTTTATATCCAGCAGGATACCACTCTACCCGACTTTGCCAGTTGTAGTTGTCACTATGTCCATACTTCAAACGTTGCTTCATGACACTCTTGGTGTCCATGCTTGAACTAGGGCGGAACTTGTTGGGCGGATGGCTCATGAGTAATCTCGATCAAGTTTTACGTTAGTCAGGCCCGAAATAACCTGAAAACGATCCCACGCTTCTTTGGCTGCTAAGTTGTGTTCTAGTTCTGAATCAGGCAACACAGTTTCTAGCCAGAACTCAGGTCGCCGTCGAGGATATGCACCAAACTTGCGAGGTTGATGGATACGACCAGTTTTCCACAGTTCCATAACCGCAGATTTTACATCATCTTCTGCTAACCCGTCCCATTCGGACCTCATTTGAGTGTACCCAAGCCAAATGCTTTCCCACTGGTCATCAACGCAGGGATCAAAGTCTGTGCGAGTGATCAACACCAGCACATCTTCCATATCTACACGACCTTCAACAATGTCGCGCACACAGCGACTGAGACTGAGTCCAATTTTCATTTAACCACCATAATGTTTGATTACGAGATCCAGGGCTTCGATCAATTTGATATTGCCTTCTACATCTTCGGAATGCAGATATTTGCCTTTTTTCCAGTCGGCTAGCTCTTTTTTAAGATACTTTCTTTGGTCTTTGAGAGAGATCACGGTGATGCGATCAGCGGTTTCAAAATCAATTTCCAGTTTCTTGCTCACAGTTTTTCTCCAGGTTCAAAACCACGGAATCGTTTATGGCGGGGGAACCTTAGACTGTATGATCCGTCTTGGTTTTGCGTAACTGCGTCAGCTTCGATTTCGCCCACGACACCAAGTAGTCGATCCCGTGCGGCCCAAAACTCATCACGATCGCTATCACTAAAACCAGTACCAACATTAACACGAATAGTTCGCTCATTGTCAACTCCTTCGTAGATTATAGCACCTAACCGGCCAGCATTGCGACCAGTACCTTCTTCAAACCCCACAATAGTCAAATCAACCGAAATAGTAGGCTTCCATTTCATCCAAAAGTCACTACGTTTACATTGATACGGAGCTTCTAGCTCTTTGATCATGATGCCTTCGTAGCCTTGCTCCACACTTGCTTCAGCAAAACGGCGCATGATGTCATGGCCTTCAGCAGTGTTTAAGTCCACATTCATGCCGGGCATGATCTGAACACAACCATCCTCGGGCAACACAGATTTGGCACTGTCGAGCCATTCTAGGCGTTGGGACTGTTTTACATTCCAGTGCCCTTCTTCCAGTGCGTCCAAGGGCAAAATGTCAAACACATGATATACCATGCCTGCGGTTTTGGCATCTGATTTGCGGTGTGCTTGCTTCATGAGCTTTTGAAAGCTTTCGCCTACGATCTCGCCATCCAGAACAAAGCGGCCACCTGTGCCACGGCCATATTGGAATGCTTTGCGGTATTCTTCAATGTGTTCGGCAATCTGCGGGAAGTTTTCAAACACCTTGCCGTTACGGCTGTACAATGTAACGTTCATACCTTGTACCACAGCTAGCACACGCACACCATCCAGCTTGACTTCCAGACGCTTGGTGCCCCGGAGTTTTTGTTGTTGGTCCGAGCTGTCTTGTGCAAGCTGGCAAGTAAACACAGGGATCTTCCACTCAGTCTTGCCCAGCACCTTGTTCAGTGTTTTTTCAGAGATGCCACAACGCAGATCTTTGATGATCACGCGACGAGCAAGGCCGTTCCACTCTTCTGAGTCAAACTGTTCACTGATGTTTTGAATTGCTTCGCGAGCGCGGTTGCCAGTGATACCACGAGTACGCAGATCTTCTAGCAGAGCCCAGAACTGAGTCCACGGATTGGCACGACCAGTAAGGCCTTGGGTTTCAGCTACCTGACGCACGCCAAACACAAAGAACGGATTGTATGCCTGGTAGCAGTTGAAAAGAAAGCACTGTGCGTCAGCACTGCCAAGCTTGGCGGCCAACAATGCCTTTTCAATCACTGTTTCTTTGTGGATACGACTGTCGGAGCTCTCTAAATCTCTAATCCATCCTGCTGCCATTGCTCCGTCGAACCTTGAATCACTGTAATCTACTGTCATATTTAATCTTTCACCACGAGGAGTTATAGAACACTTTTAGTCCCATGAACAGTTCCGCACGAGCGTTCTTAATGAACTCAAGATCGTGCTTGCGATAATACTCGTCTGAATTTTCACCAAAGAAGAACCCCGACGTGCCTGGTAGCTGGCCATGCGTTACAGCACGTTCCAGTTCGTCAAGGTCTTCGTAGTTGAGCTCTAGCTCAACACCATTAAAGCTAGTGCCCCATTGACTTTCTTCAGGAGTCTTACCTTCTGCTGCCAGCTTGCGGATCCACAGTTGTTCCATCCAGCCTTGCAGGTTAGGATGTTTGCGCCAATAGGCAATCTCACGAGGTTTAG